CTTGGTACGCTTTATCGGGCGTTGAGTGCGGAGGTTGCCACTTCGTTTGGTCTATCTCCGGCGTTCGCGGTTCATGACGAGTTAGGGCAGGTTAGAGGGCCGAGGTCGCCATTATACGAAGCGATTGAAACCGGTGCTTCCGCACACGATAACCCGCTGTCCATTGTTATATCGACACAAGCGCCAACAGACGCGGATTTGCTGAGCGTTCTTATAGACGATGCCAAGACCGGCAAAGATAAGCGCGTGGTTTTAAGCTTGTACACGGCAGACACGGACGCAGACCCATTCGACAAGGCAACGATTAAACAGGCTAACCCCGCTTTTGGAGATTTTCAGAATGCCGATGAAGTCCTGGCGATGGCAGAGGATGCCCGCAGGATGCCAAGCAGGGAGGCCGAATAAAGGAACCTGGTCTTAAATCAGCGTGTTCAGACCTCGAATCCGTTCATTTCTCGGACGGTTTGGGAGATGTGTGGTGATGAGCCTGCACCTTATTACGGTGAAATGGTCGGTGTCGGGCTGGATTTATCGGCACGGGCTGACCTTACCGCAGCAGTTTTAGCGTTTGAAAGGGACGGTTTACGCCATGTTCACGCATTTTTCTGGATGCCTGAACAGGGTTTGAATGAAAAATCACGGCGGGATCGTGTGCCTTACGACCTTTGGGCAGAGCAGGGTTTTATTAAAACAACACCCGGCGGCTCGGTTGACTACGAATATGTTGTTGCTGATCTTGCCGAAGTGTTCAGCGATTGCATACCAGGCCAGATCATGTTTGACCGCTGGCGTATGGACGTATTCCAGAAAGAGATTGAACGGGCTGGGCTAGATTGGCCTATGGAACCACATGGGCAGGGTTTTAAAGATATGTCCCCTGCTCTGGATACACTTGAGGCTGATCTGTTGAATAATCGGATACGCCACGGCATGAATCCTGTACTGACGATGTGTGCAGCAAATGCCGTACTCACGCGTGACCCCGCTGGGAACCGCAAACTTGATAAGCATAGAGCAAATGGAAGGATTGACGGAATGGTTGCATTAGCAATGAGTGTAAATTGCACACTCAAGAAGACCGGGAACCTGACATCATGGCTCAGTGATCCGGTAGTGATGAGATGAGCTTTTGGGCGGGCATTAACTGGAGTCTATTCTCTGGTAACAAGGGCGCACTGAACAACCCGGACAAGGGCGAGCAGGTAGCCGGTCCGACATTTGGCATGACCAAGGCGCGGGTAGTTGTCAACGATGAACGCGCTATGAAGATAAGCGCATTCTTTGCCTGTGTTCGGTTGTTGGTGCAGACAGGGGCGACCATGCCGCTGAGTTTCTTTACCAAAACGGCGGTCGGCCGGGAACCGCTGACAGAAGATCACCAACTTGTTAATTTATTGAAGTATCGACCCAACACTTTGATGACTGCCAAGCAATTCAGGCAGGCGATGTTTACGAATCGGGTGATGCGCGGTAATGCGTATGCTGTCATCCACTGGATTGGCTCGCGTCCCGTGTCAATAATTCCGCTTAAATCCGACCTGATGCAGAAGGTTGAGAGGTCGGGTAATGAGTTGTTGTATCACTACCAGAAACCTGATGGTATCAAGGTGTTCAGGCAGCACGAAATATTCCATCTAAAAGGTTTCAGTGCCGATGGTGTCATGGGCCTGTCGCCGCTTGGCTATGCAAGAGAGGCATTGGGTCTGAGCGTTGCCGCTGATGAAAGCGCAAGCAAAAGCATTAATGGCGTAGCTCGCGCAACATTGTCACTTGATGACTACCCGGACGCGGCACAGAAAGAACAGTTACGCGCCATGTACGGTGGTGATGAAACGGTTGAGTTCAAAGACAACCTGATGATTATACCGGGCGGCATGAAGTACCAGGGTGTCGGAATCAACCCAGATGACATGCAACTTCTGGAATCAAGGCAGTTCCAGGTTCCAGAAATATGCAGGTTCTTCGGCGTACCCGCAGTGATGATTGATGGTGCAGCGGGCGCAACGGCAGCATGGCCCGCAAGTTACGAACAACAGGTACTTTCATTCCTGACGTTTGGTCTTAGACCTTACCTTGAGGAATGGGAAGACACGATTATCAATAGTTTGTTGTCCCCGGCTGAGGCGAAAACAATCTATGCCGAGCACAATGTCGAAGGGTTATTACGCACAGACAGCGCAGCCCGGTCCACGTTTTATTCAACGATGGTACAAAACGGCATCATGTCACGCGCAGAAGTCCGCAGGAAAGAAAACCTGTCACCAAAAGAAGGTTCAGACGAACTAACAGTTCAGGTCAACATGACCAACCTGGAAGACCTGCCAAAGGTTAATGAAAAGCCGAAACAGGAAATGGCAAAGGAGCAGACGAATGTTACATAAATACATTGATAACCCAATAGGGCAATGTGACCTCAAGTTTGCTTCTGATAACAGCACAGGTGAGTTTGAGGGCTATGGTTCCGTTTGGGATAAAACAGACCAATCGGGCGATACGATAAAAAAAGGCACATTTGCCGATTCGATCAAGGCGCGTATGCCTAAAATGTTCATCAACCATAACCACATGGATATTCCGGCTGGTGATTGGCTATCGGCTAAAGAGGATGATGTCGGGTTATTCCTGAAGGGCAAGGTTGACTTAAATCACCGTGATGGACCGAGCCTGTTGTCTGCGATGAAGCGCAAGGCAATGGAAGGTTTATCCACGGGAACACTACGCAAGACGCTGAAGTATGACCGCAAAGAAGACGGCGGCAGGATTATTACCTGGGCCGATTTGCGCGAGGTATCTGTTGTCACCTTCCCGATGGAAGAGAATGCAATGGTGCTTGCGGTGAAGTCAGAAATTGAATTGATTACAGATTTAAAAAGCGCTGAGATATTCCTGAGAGATTCAGGCGTATTTTCACGCACAACGGCTACTGCTTTTGTGAGCCAGCTTAAGGGTCTTTGTCAGAGTGAATCTGATGCTGAATTGAAAGAGCAAATCACGGAGCTAAAGAGCAGGTTGGCGGGCAAGATTGCCACCGATCAGCTTACCGAGATGTTCAACAAATATTCCCTCACAAACTTATTAAGGAACTAACATGAGCGAAAATACTGTAGTAGATCAAGTACAGCCCGTACTTGATATTAAGGCCGTTGAAAAGCAATTGCTTGATACGCATACGGCATTGGAAGGCTTTATCAAGAAGTCTACCGATGAAATCAAAGCCGTTGGCTCGCAGTCAGCGGAAACCAAAGCAGCAATCGACAAACTGTCTGAGAAAGCAACGGGTCTGGGTGATCGTTTGCAATCCCTGGAGCAGTCCCAGGCGCAGCACTTTGATGGTGGCGTGGTTGAGAAGTCAGTTGGTGAACAGTTGCTGGAGTGTGACGAGTTCAAGTCGTTCATTGCGCGTGGTGCGCGTGGTTCTGCGCAGATTGAGGTCAAAACCGCAATCGTAAATGCCGTTCCAAGCATGACGCAACCACTTGTTGCCGGTCAGCGTCTTGAGCGTGTTGTGATGGAACCGAATCGCGCTTTGCGAATCCGCGATATCCTGCCGGTTGGAACCACTACCAGCAATTATATCTTTTACCCGAAAGAAAACGTTTATACCAATGCGGCTGCGGTTGTGGTTGGCGGCTCTCCGACGATTTCTGCTGAAAACGTCACCAAGCCTGAATCAGCCATCACCTTCACCAGCGGTTCTGCTGAAGTAAAGACCATTGCCCACTGGATTCCGGTATCGAAACAGGCATTGGATGATTCCAGTTTCCTGCGTTCGTATATTGATTCACG